ATACTTTACTGGTTGCAGAAGATGATCCTGAATTGTCGACATACAAGTTACTCGAATTAAAGAACTTGGCCAAGTTAACAATCCTTCCAAGACTTGGGTGCGAAGGTTTAGCAGATATGCTTTACAAGTATGTCAACGGTGTTTATATCCCTGACTATCTTGGGGCAGGCGAAGCAGAACGTCTTTGGTGCTATCGTGTAGAGGTTCGTGAAACACAGGCTAATATGGCTTTTAGAGAAGGGCATAGGTGCTGGAACGAAGACCTTTTTGCGTAAAATTATCACGATATCCATCACAAAACGCACATATTGTATAAATACAAGTAAGAGGAGATAAAAAATGTTCTATTACTTGTATGAAATCAAAAATACCGTAAATAATAAGATTTATATAGGCGTCCATCAGACTAAAGATATGGATGATGGGTATATGGGAAGCGGAACTGTTATAAACAAAGCGTATGAGAAATACGGAAAGGATATGTTTGTTAAAACAATTCTTGAGTATTTTGATAGCCGGGATGATATGGTTAATAGGGAAAAGGAAATTGTAAATGAGGATTTCTTAGCGAGAGATGACACTTATAATGTAAGGCGTGGTGGAACTGGTGGGTTTGATTACATTAACAAAAATGGATTAAACATAAATCATACTCCCAAGTCTGATAGTTTTAAGAAGAATCTATCCGAAAGAATGAAAAAAGATAATCCAAGTAAAAGACCGGGTGCCAAAGAAAGAATGAGTGCTACGACAAAAAAAATAATGGAACGTGGAACCCATCCTTTTTTGGATTCAGAAAAGCAAAGGGAATTGTCTAACAGAATTCGCAAAGACGGAAGAACAAAATCACAAGTTTCAAAAGAAACAGCAAATAAAATGTTAGAGAACAAAACACATGGTTTTTTGAAAATGAATTCCGAAAAAATACCATGTGAGCATTGCGGGAAAGTATCAACTTACCCTAACTACAAAAGGTGGCATGGAGCAAAATGCCGCAAAAATCATAATGCGTAAAGTTTGGCGCCTTTGGGCCAAGGCTTTGGGAGAAAAAGCAGGCAACACAGATCAAGAGTCTGACCGTATTGCTTGCATTCGCACAGCCATTGTGCTATCATACATTGTAACTAACTGCTTTATCATAGCAGGTGTAATCAGACATTGGAATAATTAATGAACGCAAAAGAAAATGAAATCCTGCTTATTACCCAAGAGGAATGTGCAGAAGTAACACAAGCTATCAGCAAGTGTTATCGTTTCGGACTTGACAATTTCAAGCCGGGCAAACCTAAAACAAATCGACAGCACCTAGCAGAAGAACTAGGTGACCTACAAGCAATGATTGACTTGTGTGTTGTTAGTGGCTTGATTAGTAAAGAAGAACTAGAAGCAGCCAGCGACAACAAAATCGCCAAGCTGAAGGTTTGGTCAGACATTTTTAAAGAAGACAGCAATGAGCAAAATTAAAATTGCAGAACTATTTTACAGTATCCAAGGTGAAGGACGTTACATGGGTGTACCGTCTGTTTTCTTACGTACATTCGGATGTAATTTCAAATGTGCAGGCTTTGGTATGCCACGAGGAGAACTAAGTGAAGAAGCAAACAATGTTGATCCGGCTCTTTACAGCGAGTACAAATCGCTACCTTTGGTGTCTACAGGTTGTGACAGTTACGCTAGTTGGGATCCTCGCTTTAAGCATCTATCTCCCCTTCTTTCTACTGATTCAATTGCCGATGCTATTGTGGATACGCTACCGTACAAAGAATGGCGCGACGAACATCTCGTAATTACAGGCGGTGAGCCATTGCTAGGTTGGCAACGTGCTTATCCAGACTTGCTAGATCATGACAAAATGTTAGGATTGAAAGAAATTACATTTGAAACTAACGGTACTCAACAATTAACAAAAGAATTTCAAGACTACTTGTACAAGTGGACCAATGAAAAAGTTGGTCGAGAAATTACATTCAGTGTAAGTGCCAAACTTCCATGCTCAGGCGAAAAGTGGGAAGATGCTATCTGCCCAGAAGTAGTGCGTGAATACGAAAACGTTGGTACAGTATACTTGAAGTTTGTGATCGCTACAGAACAGGATTTTGCAGATGCAGAATGTGCGATTGCCGCGTATCGTGCGGCTGGTTTTACGGGTCATGTTTATCTTATGCCTGTTGGAGGCGTTGAAAGCGTGTACACTCTTAATAATAGGAATGTCGCAGACCTCGCAATGAAACATGGCTTGCGCTACAGTGATCGTTTGCAAGTGCCGCTGTTTAAGAACGAATGGGGCACTTGATCGTCCATGCAATACTTTAAGCGGATTGAGTTAGAAGGATGGAAGCCTGCGGTTGTGCGTATTCACAAGTACGTGCGTAACAACACTCACATCCTTAACGATCGTGCTTTTTGGAATATTCTGCATAGAGACCAACATGCCTACTGTTATGAACAGTTAGATCCTGTTTTTGAAAAAGTAGGACTCAATTTATTGCGTATTTCGTTTTTAGTACTCTGGGGCGAAGAGTCCACCATTCACCAAGACCGAGATCACTTTCCAGGATTCCCAGAACGTCAAGCACGTATCAATCTGCCAGTTCTAAATTGTGAACAAACTGAAACACGATTCTACAGCACAATAAACAACAATCCCATTGTTAAGACTTTGCCCAATGGTATTACTTATACACACCATGAGGCAGCAGACGTTAAGTTGGAATCGTCTGTTACTATAAACAAGCCAACTATTATTAGGGTCAGAGAGTTGCATAGTGTTGTAAACCATGCTAAACTATATCCACGAATTACATTAACCTGTGCAGTGGATCCAGACCCTGTATATCTATTAGAGGAAACAAACGATGGCAACACGTAAACCAAAAGAAGAAGTAAAAGCCAAGGCTCCTGCAACACGCACAAGAGCAAAGAAGGTCGAAGCTGAAGTTAAGCCAGCACCAAAACTGCGGGTAAAGGTCAAGACAGCAAAAGATATTGCAACAGAAAAAGGCGAGCCTTATGTTGCTATTATCAGTGTGGATCTAGACCCAGATAACATGGGCAATGGTGCATTTGAATTAGATTGGAACGATAAGTTCATTGCTAATCTGGTACGTGCCGGATATCAAGCACAGCCTAACGAACCAGAAACTACTATTGTGGATCGTTGGTTCCAAACTGTTTGCCGTAACATTCTTGCAGAAAACTTTGAACAATGGGAAGCCGGACAGCCACCAGGTCGTGCTAACCAAGTTGAAGATCTAGGTAACGGCAAAACTGGAGTAAGTTAATGGAAGGCCTAAAGCCACCGAAAACTCTAAAGTTCTATCAGCTGATTAGAATGACTACCAGTGCTGGTTTGAACCTTAGCGGTACTGGTGGTGTTCCTGCTAGTGGGGCTAACTATATCGGTACAGGCTTTTATACTACCTTACATGAAGCAGAGCATCAGCGCACACTAGAAATTCTCAAAGACACCGGAACCACGGTTTCCTCGTTTCACATCTTTGAATTAGAATTTCCTAACCCAGCCTACAGAGAATGATTCAAGTACACTTAAATGGTTTGAGGTTGATTCCGGGCATTGACTATACTTCGTCCGTCAATACAGTTAGCTTCAGCCAGCCGCCGGCAACAGGCGACGAGATTTTAGTTACTTCTAGTATCCCAGGCAGTACCGGAGGTGTTCATATGCAGAAGCTAATTGGCAATGGACATACCTTCTTGTATACAATTGACAGCACGTTTAGTATCAGAGTCGAAATACAGCGACTACTTGATGACGTTTGGAAATATCAAGGCGTACCGGCTGTGAGTGATTTACTCGAACAATTAAAAGTAGTAATAGAATTAGTAAAAGAAAATGATCCTCTACATCAACGGTGACAGTCACAGCGTGGGTGCAGATGCAGTGGCACCTTATAGTTTTGCAAATGATGAAGGCCGTCATTGGGGCACACCACACCGCCACGGATATCGCGATAATGTACTGGCCAGCTATGGTGTGCAAGCTGCTGAAATGTTAAAGTGGGATTGGATCAACCAAGGCGAAAGCGGGGGTGGCAATGATCGTATCATACGCACCACTGAAAACTTTTTAGAGACTGCTAACATAGAAGACCTTTGCATACTGATAGGTTGGACTACTTGGGAACGTGAAGAATGGTTGTACCGCGGAGTCTACTATCAAGTCAATGCATCAGGTCGCGATCAAGTACCCGCAGAATTGCGCGATAAATACATGCAGTGGGTACTCAAACAAGATGATGCCGAACGTGAACGCAAGATGCTTTACTGGCATGATCGCATTTATCAGTACCATTTAAGTCTAAGACATCGCGGTATACGACATTTGTTCTTTAATACCTATACTGATTTTGCACCAATTGTACACAATCAATTAACCACAACCGACAATAGACCTCCACTACACAGTTGGCACAATTCCTATATTGATCCATACGATCAAAGTTTTACATATTATTACTGGCTCAAACAACATGGTTACTCAACTGTAGCCGAAGATAATTACCATTTTGGTAAACCTGCTCACACAAGATGGGCAGAGTTCTTGGTTCCGCATTTGACTTTATTGGCATAAAGTGCTATTATTACTACATGAAATATCTTATTGTTGACACAGCAAACACATTCTTTCGCGCCCGTCATGCGGCACACCGTCAAAGCGACACCTGGGACAAACTAGGCTTTGCTGTACACGTTACACTTGGTAGTGTAGCAAAAGCATTTAGAGAACAGAAAGCCAATCATGTGGTATTCTGTTTAGAAGGTCGTAGCTGGAGAAAGGATTTTTATGCCCCGTACAAAGCAAACCGAGCAGTTGCCCGTGCGGCGCTCACAGAACAAGAGCAAGAAGAAGACCAACTGTTTTGGGAAACTTTTGACGCTCTCAAAACCTTTATCCAAGAAAGCACCAATTGTACTGTTCTCCGGCACGAAAACTTGGAAGCAGATGACTTGGTGGCAGGATGGATCCAAAGTCACCCTGCGGATAGCCACGTGATTGTATCAAGTGACAGTGATTTTCACCAACTGCTAGCAGACAACGTAGTTCAATATAACGGGATAAGCGATGAGCTCCATACCACCAAAGGGATCTTTGACAAGAAGGGTCAGCCAGTCAAAGATAAAAAAACTAAGGAACCAAAAACTATTCCGGCGCCTGAATGGATCCTATTTGAAAAATGCATCCGGGGAGATCCAACTGACAACGTCTTCTCGGCGTACCCTGGAGTCAGGACTAAGGGCACTAAAAATAAAATTGGACTTACGGAGGCCTTTGCAGATCGGGGCAACAAAGGTTTCGCGTGGAATAATCTTATGTTGCAAAGGTGGTCAGATCACAATGGTGTTGAACACAGGGTCTTAGATGACTACGAGCGTAATCGTACACTAATTGATTTATCTGCCCAACCAGACGATATCAAAGCAAAGATTGCTGAGACTATTGCTGTCAACAGCGTTACAAAATCTGTGCCCCAAATTGGTACCAAGTTCCTAAAGTTCTGCGGCAAGTACGAGCTTAAGAAACTAAGTGAACAAGCACAACAATATGTGGACTGTTTGGCTGCACCTTATCCGGAGTCTAAATGAAAACTCTACACTACTCTGACCACGAATGTCGTGTACAACTAGAGGCACTCTACAATGGAGATAGTGTAGTTGTTCCTGTAAACGAAAAACATGCACAATATATGATTCGTGTGGCACAATTCTATCTAGACAGTAAACACAATGAAACCATTAACGCACTAAAACATGACTATACTTAAAGCCGTATTCTATACCATTGTCATTGCCACTGCATTTGTTGCAACAGTAATGCTTGGCATGAGTGTACGTGCCGTGAGGTACGATTGTAGCCTGGCAGAAATTAGCCCGGACTTTCCTGTAGAAGTTAAAAATCAATGTAGAAATATGTATAGGCAACATTATGAGCAAAATGAAAAATGAAATCTTTTGCCGCATCGCACTAGAAGCCGGCGGCAGTCACTATCCCGAAGTAGGCGGAGATCTACTAGAGAAATATTCTGAGTTATTAATTCACGAATGTGCTGAACTTATGTATGGTCGAGATGAAAATGGTAATTGCAAAGATGGAGACACTATTTTAGAACACTTTGGAGTCAACAAATGATTGAAGCCGCTATTGCACTACTAGTATTATTACAAATCAAACACTGGTATATTGACTTTGTCAATCAAACCATGGAAGAAGTGCAAAGCAAAGGTATCTACGGTAGTACATTGGGTATCTGGCATAGTAGTAAACAGGCCCTAGGCACATTGTTTGCAGTTCTTGTTATTACCGGACACGATTACTTTTTTGAAGCGGCGTTTATTGCCTTGGTTGATTTTGTGATCCACTACCACATGGACTGGGCTAAGATCAACATCAATCGTCGCTACAACTACACAGCCAATACTCCGCAGTTTTGGTGGTGGCTAGGTTTTGATCAATTAGTGCATCAATTAACCTACTTACTGATTTTATATTTGGTATTTGTATGATTAAAGATATAAACCCAATTGGGCGTTATATACACATCACAGGTGGCCATGCTAGCACTTACGTAAATGGCTACTCAGGCCTTCAAGGTGTAGGTAATGTGCGCTACAATACTAGCAATCAAAATATGGAAGTCTACGATGGTGTGACTTGGGTTACATTGAATATGGGCTATGCTGCTGGTGTTGGACTTAACCAGGAGGCCGAAAGTCTGCTAGACTGGGCCAAACAAAAGCGCAATGAAGAATTGCTTCTTAAGGATAGAATGGAACGGCATCCAGGACTTAAAGAAGCATACGAACGCCTTGAAATTATGAAGGCGCTTACACTTAAAGAAGACACTAAGGAACAAAAATGATTAGACGCACTCTATACCAATTTATATCATGGGTTCACGGCCACCAACGTGAGAAAGAGATCTACGCCAAGACAGCAGTATCAGGTAATACCATACGAGTCAATGAGGAAGCAGACATTGAGGGTATGCGATTTATAGTGATGCCAGCCGAAGGCGGTACCATTGTACAGATGCGTACATACGATCGCCGCAAGGATGAAAGCAACAACAAGACCTATGTTATTCCTGATACGGAACATGACATTGCACATCGTGTTGGACAAATTGTTGCCATGGAGTTATTAAGACAATGAGTTACATAGGAGGAGGTAGCGGCTCAGGTGGTGCAATAGCAGGAGCTGGTTTACAAATACAACCACTTAACATAACGCAATTGAGTGCAATAGCAGCAGGACAAATGTCACAATTAGACGAAATCACACACCTAAGCGGTCGTGGCATTAGCATACGTATTGTACCTGCTACTGGCGGTACTATCATTAGTATTCGTAACGAAAATCAAATTGCCGGCGCAAGCGAATTATATGTTATCAACGATGATCAAGATCTTGGTGCAGAGATTGGCAAGATTATTACCATGCACTATTTAAAGACCTAAGGAACTGCTATGAATTTACTAGCCAAACCTGTTATTAAAAACAAATACTGGATTGTAGAAAAATCTGGAAACAAGGTTGCCACTATACAGGCAATCGAAGATGGTGGGTTTAGTTATGTACACGATAATCAACGTGAACGTTTTGCTAGCATTAAAATGATTAGCAAAAAATACAACATTGAATTTACTCGTGCTGAAAAAGCCAAGCATCCACACGTTGCAGATGTTTATGGTTATCCGTGTAGTGGCAAGAGTCATAATGAAGTGTATGATGTGGCAAGACGTTTACCAATCTACACCAAGACCGCTAAGAGCCGCAGTTTCTTTTGTGCAGGGCATTACTTAATCAAATATGGTAACAGTTGGATACACGAATACTGTCCCAAATTAATTACACTAAACAGGTACGAATACCACGGACCTTTTAAAACAGAAACGGAAGCAAAGAATGCTTGAACAATTACAAACTATACATCTTAAGAATTTCAATGAGCGTGTAAAGGCCATGAGCCAAACAAACAGTCGAGATTTGGTATTGTCTGCACAAGACGCACGTAGTCTGCAGGCAGATATCTTTAATCTAATGACACTGGTAGTAGAACTCAGTGCCAAATCTAAACAAGACGAAGTTGTCCAAATTAACCTAGATGGTGGCAATTTTAAGTAAACTGCATATATAACGAGGATAAATAGTTATATCAAGGATAAGTGAATGTCAAGACCAAAGCCAACTGTTCTAGTGGAACATGTCAATAAAACATCGTACAAAGCAGACCAAGTACTTGCTAGTGAAGGTATATGGGCAGTTCACTATGATGGCAAGCCTATCAACCTTAAGACATTCAACGTCTTAATCAGCTACCCAGGACCTAAATACAAAAAAGTTTCATTTAGCAATAGCGGTCATGCTATTAACCTGTGTAAGAAACTAAACAATCTTTTTAAGACAGATAAATTTACAGTCGTGTTACTAAAAGAAGGTGAACGAGTCTACCCATAATCGCCAGCGCGAATATCAACGTCGCGTTATAACCGAAGCCGGATTGGATCCAAAGATCTTCGAAGAGATGATCAAGATCTGGTGGCGTAACCCAACCAACCCAAATAGTCTTAGACTTACACAATACGGTTTAAAGTTTTTCGAAAAGAACCTAAACCAACCAACCCATACAATCAAACTAGATGCTGACTCTGTAAAGAGCAAGCATCTCCTACAGTTAGAACGATTGTTTACCGCACCCTACTACGTTAAGAATACCGCATTGGTAGTATTCGGCGAACAAGACGCCATAATGCTACAGCTACATGCAGGTAACCTAGGGCAATACTTAGATAACCTACAAATTAATACTTGAGTATTAAATTTTTATAGGTTGACACTTAATCATATTTTTCTTATAATTAGAACTGTTTTTAAGAACACGGTGTTCGCAAAAACAAACTAATCATCCCTACGGGGTAAAAGGAAAATTTATGACAGTAGCAACCCATGCACCTGTGGTGCGTAAAATCAGTCGCGGCGCTAATCCCTTTGCGCCCATTGCAAAGATCCAAAATCAAAACCTCAGCCTGCAAAACAAATATGTAGGCATGAAAGAGCGTATCGAGCCTCTCCTGGAAAATACAGACATTGTTGAAGCAATCGAAGCTCTCAAGCAACGTCTTAACGGTGGCGTGTATAACCAACACCACTTTGGTCGTCTTATGGAAATTGAATGCGAGCTTGTAGACTTCAACGTGGACATTCAGCGTCTTGTCGAAAAGGCGCACGTGGCACATAACATCATTGAGAAGTTTGACCCACGCATTATGCAACCCCTTAATGTGATCTACATCAAAGAAACTGGTCGTTACAGTTCATGGGAAGGTCAACAAAGTGGTTGTGCCTTTGCACTTATGCAACACTTTGGCTTAATTGCACCCGGCACTAAAATCCAATGTAAAGTAGTCGACAGCGATCTAGTTGTCCCTGGTAGCAACGATGTAGGCGAAGCTACTGGCAACTATGGCTTCTTGCGTCTTGGCGGTAACGGCCGTAAGGCAATTGGTGCTTATTGGACGCATCGTAGCCGTGTTAATAGTGTTCGCTTGTATGGTAGCACCATGCCAGAGAATGTACAAAGTGACGCTATCCAGCAAGTGCTGGAAAAGTACAATATGTACCCAAGTGCTAGCGTACAAGGACAAAAGAAAAAGCCCGGCATGGTTACTTACATCTCCGGCTTGAATAACATCGCACATCACGGCACTACAGATCCTAAGATCTTTAAGAAAGGGCTTGCTAACTTGGAATGGGCACTGAAGTGGCATGACACTTATTTCCCAGATGCCGAAGGCGTCGACGGCGGTTTTATTCTTGCATTTGGTCGCTTTGCCGCAGAAGCTCGTGATGCTAAGTTTAAAATTACTCCCGAGCTTGAAGCAGCCTTGTATCTGCATGTGTTGCATAGTTACGGTACACCAGCTGGATTTCACGCAGAGTGCAAGTCACGTTTGAAGAAGTGGCAAAAGACTAACAACTTAAAAGACTCATGGTCTGACAGTTGTTTGACACCCACACTGGTGCTGGACTATCTTAACAACGGCGGTACTGAGCCTGTCCCTCAAGTGTCCGGCATGGTGACTTATGCAGGCATCTAAGTCAGCTAAACAATACTGGCTTTACCTTTGGAAAAAGCGTATTCTACTTGATGATGATACTGTTATAACTCGTGTGTGTTACGGTATCACATCAAATGTAGACGGGCGTATACAAGGGTACGAGGGGCACAACGGTTACCCGATCAAGTTCCTTGATTTGTGGACTGGTCCCGAGCGTCCTATTAAGGTGCTTGAAGCAAAAATCACCGAGACTTTTGCAGAGCACCGTTTTGTAGGACACAAGAACTACAAATACGAATGGCTCATGGAAGATATCGACTATGAGCAAATCAAAAGTTGGATTGAATGGGAGTTACAGGACTTCCCTTCAATCAGTAAGGTAAAAGATGACTAACGAAACTGTTGATGAAGAAGTTGTCCTGCACTTCAAAAGATTTGGTACTGAAAAGCAGGACCAAGTCCGTGCGTTGGTAAACTATGCCACACTTATGGGCTTGGACGGCAAGGACTTGATCAGCATTGGTAACAAGTTGAACCGTATTGCCAACAACAAACGTGTCAAGTATAACCAAGAACTAACGGACCAGATGTTAGAGCGGATTGAACTGATTGGACTGGATCGCAAAAAGCCAAAAGCAGATCATAGCCGCTTTGTTTACGTTGATGCAGTGGGCACTTGGTGGCGCTTCGAACATATCACCTATTGGGGTGTCACAGTGACTAACATGACTACCGAGGTCAAAAAAGAATTCAACCAATATGACCGTTATGATCTTGGCCGCGCAGATCGTTGGAACATGCGTCAGATTCTCATGAACCTGCATGATGGCATAATCCGGCTGGACTTTTAAGTAGTACTAGAGTATTACTTTTGGGGCTGTTGCAGAAATGCAACACTTGCCCCTATTTTTTGCCCAGATTTGTGCCGAAATGGATTCTTTGCTATAATAATGACATGTTAAGCAAAAAGGAGTTGGTAATGCAAGTAGGCGACATTGTTAAAAGTTACGATTTCCCAAACCGTACTGATTGCTACATTATCGGTACCGTTACAAGCGTTAACGAACTTCGCGATACAATCGACTTCCAAGCTGTCAAACGTGTTGTCGAAGGTGTTGCAAAACCCATCAATCCTGCTTGCAACAACTACAACAATGTTATGTTCCGCGGCGAAGGCATCTTCGGCACAGACTATAGCAAAATGGTTCAAATCATCGGCTAAGGAGCAGTCATGAAACAATCCTATACCATGTACATCTACAAACTGGATCGTCGTTGCAAAACTGGCGAGCGTTTGTATAGCACCACCGTTTGGCAAAATCGTGACGAAGCAGGCATGAAGCGTGAAGTTGCTGAACTTTTGACTAGTGGCCTGTATACTGTAGATCTGTTTCGGATCGAGTATCATCCCAGCAAAAAGACTGTCAAGAGCCTGATGACAGGCCAAGACGTGCAAATCGATCATGACACCCCTTGGTGTTGCAACCCTGCTAGCGAAACTTTTTGGAGTATGTAAATGAAAGTATTAATTTCTTTGACCCTGGCTCTTGCATGTACTTTGGCACATGCTGACGAAAACACTGACCGTATTGCTGAGTTGAAAACCGAAATTGCCCTGCGCCAACAAAGCATCGAAACAATGAAACAAGAGGGTCGTCCCACAGGCCGCTTTGAAATGACCGTGTTGCGTTTACAACGTGAACTCGAGCGCCGAGAACTTGAAGAAAAAATGGCTCAGATGGGCAACTGATTTGTGCCGAAATGGCAAAAGTGTTAT